CTGCCTACCTGGCCGCCGGCAGCGGCGGCGAGCAGCATTTCGTTGGACGTCGGGATATACTTCTCACCTGCGAACTCCAGCATCGTGGCAAAGAAGTCCGGGCTGCAAAGCACGATGGTGGGATTGGCTTTCGCCTTGACCATGGCTTTGCGTTCGGCCAGTACCTGCGCCTTGAAGTTGGCCGCAGTGGTCTTCGTTGTGTTGGTGGACGCCGTGCCCTCGGAGATCAGGCAGGCAAGCGCGCACTGGTTCTTTGCCTCCGCGACTTCACGGGTGGCAAGTGCCAGATGCTCCTCGGCGATCGGGAACGCCACAGCGGCCGCCTGCACGCCGTAGATCTTCTTCGACGCCTGCAGGTTGTTGTTGAAAACGGCCTGAACCAGCGTGTCAGCGGCAGCGGTGTCCGTGAAGTCACGGCCGGGCGTGCCGACAGATGCTGCGGTGGAGGTCAGCTTGTGCCAGTAGCAGCCGCCGGCGCCGTCGACCATCACGTCCTGATAGGTCACACCGGGCACAAGCCAGGTCTTATAAAACAGGTTGGGAAGAACAGTTGCTTTGTACTGCTCATCCACGTAAAGGGAACCGTACTGGATAGACATAGATCATCATTTCCTTTCGTAGTCTTAGCCCCTGAAAAACGGGTTGTTTTTGTATTTCTGGGCTACGTATTCTTTTGCGCCTCCCGCCGGCGGCACCATGCCGCTGTGATCGGACGAAAAGCGCGCCTTGCTGGCGGGATCGGCCACAAGGATTCCGGGGATCTCCTTGCCGTTCTGATCGGTGACAAGGCCGGTAAACAGGTCGTCGATCGACTTGCCGCGCGCATCGTCGGACCCCAGAGCCGTTACCAGCTTGTCCGTGATGCTTTCGCGCGTGATGTCGTTGACGAAATGCTTTCCCGACAGGAACGTGTCCACCGTACTGCGCAGCTTCACGGCGGCAGCGTCCTTCTTACGGTTGTCCCGCTCGGTCTGCAGGTCATTGGTCAGGGTCGTGATCTGACCTTTCAGCGCTGCGACATCCACGCCGTCAAAGGCGGCAAGCTTGCCCTGCACGTCTTTCAGCGATGTGTCCAGCGCGTCGTGGCGTTCCTGCAGCTTGGTGAATTCCGCCACGGTCTTGTAGTTTTCGGCGACGGCCTTGCGCAGATCCGCCGCCTTTCCTTCCGGAATCGTGATACCGAAGTCGGAAAGAATGGTCTCGATGTTCTTCATGCGTAATCCTCCTGAACGTGATTTTTAACAGCCCGTCGGCTGTGTGGATTGAGCCGGATGAACCACCGGCGGGGTCGTGATATAGCAAAGGGGCAGCCGGTTTCCCGTCCGCCCCTGCGTATCCTGATTCGATTAATGAAGTCAGCCGGCAACGGCAAGCCGCTCGTGATACGGTTTCAGATCGTTATCGGCGCAGAACTTCTTGTAGGCCGCGTTCTGATCATGCAGGCGCTTGGCGGACTGCGCATATTTCTCCTGCAGCTTTGCCTTGGCCGCCGGATCTTCACAGTTTTTCACAGCTGTGTGCAGCGCCGTACACTTGCGCTTCTGCGCCCGGATGCGGCGTTCCATCGTACGCTGCGTCTGCGACAGCTCATAGGCGCGGCGGTTGGCTTCGGTATCGATCGGCTTGTTATTGTTCCGGCTAACGCCAGGCAGGAACGGCGTGAAGGAATGGCGGCAGTTATAGCCGCACAGGCCCAGCGGATTTCCCGGGTAGCCGGTCGCATCCAGCAGGTTATCAAACTGCGCGTCCTTGCCGTCGATACAGTACACCTTGCCCTGCCATCCGGCATGATCGGCGATTGGATCGGTATCGGACACACGCGCGCCCAAATGCTGCGACACCAGCACGTGATTCCAGCCCATGTCTTTGCACTGCTGGATCGTCATGTTACCGGATGACTGCGCCACGCCCGTGCGGATGCAGCGCAGTACCGCCACTTCCAGCGTGTCCTTATGGCCGGAAGGATAGCACACGATCGGCTGCACCTGTCCCAGCGCCTTCACGCCTTCCAGCATGGCGGCGGTGTAGGACTGCGCGCCGGTGCGTACCTTCCAATATGCAGCGTCACAGATGTCGATAAACGCCTGATTGGTCGCGCCGGCCGTTGTGCGCGTGATGTTGG